TATGTGCGCCGTGACAGGCTTTGCAACGCGCCAAAGTATCCACGACGCTATGAAGATATTGAAGCGCAAGCGGTACGTTAGGCAGCTAAAGCCAAAGGATTATCAAGAGACAGCCACAGGCTGGAAAAGCAATAGGTATCAGGTGCTGTGGGATGGTGACGAGGCGTTGCCAACCTATGAGCAAGTAGACAGTGCCAAGCCATTGCAACTGCGAAGGGATGATGAGATGGAAGACGCAAAAGAAACAGGGGGTCTGGGGGATTTACAATCGCTCTCTCACACGCACGGCTTGGCCGGTCGAGGGCAGCCAAAGTTAACCGAATTGCAGTTAACTTCTGCCGAACTCTGTCATGCCTACATCAATGTCGTAATGCAAGCGACTGGGCAAGTGCGCCTGTTTGATAACGAGATCTCACACGCAACGCGGCTGGCGAATGCCGGGTTCACTGCGGCTGATGTGAAGGCAGCAACCCTAAACACCTGTGATGCTGCGCTTGAGCGCAGGGCGGGGGTGCCTTCGCTGTACGATGTGGCGGAGGGGATGCTGTGATGTACACAAAAGCAAACGTTGGTTTGTCGGTATACGGCGCGGCCAGCGGCGATACCCGGCCACAGCAAAAGCGACCCCTTGCCCCCCGCCCCTCCTATCTATCTATAGGGGGTGTCACACAAAATTTTCGTCCCAAACCCTGCCGCGACTGCGACAATGGCATGATCCGCGAGCCTGACGGCTATGGTTGCGTCCAGTGGACTTCGTGCTATTCTTGTGGTGGAACAGGAGAGGCCGATGATTGATGAGGGCGATGGCTCATTTGAACGTAAGCTAACCAACCGCCAATGCCCGCGCTGTCGCAGCGCGATTGTGTTGCGCCGCGATGACGTGCATAAACGTGAGTTCGATTGCACTGTATGTAGTTTAAAAATTATTGACGTTAAGGGAGAAAGCGAATGACTAAAAAAGAACTACCACCAATGAACCGTTTTGAACTACTGGACGCCGCCAAGGAAACTGTCGCTGATCGTGGCGAGGATTATGGCAGCATTTGGGATAATCACGAGCGCATTGCTATTATTTGGACGGCGCTTATTGGCATACAGATTGAGCCGGAGCATGTTGCTATGATGATGGCTGGCGTGAAGCTGGCGCGGTTGTCTGCGACACCTGATCATCAGGATAGCTGGGTGGATCTAGCTGGCTATGCTGCAACAGGATCGGAGTGTCTGCATGTCAGAAAAAACAACGCCAACAATTAGGCAGCAGCGGGCGGCTCTTGCGTCATCTGACGCAGACCGCCGCGAGGCTGTGGTGCAAGAGTTAGAGGCGATTGGCGCTGGTGAGGCGACTGACGTTATCCAGTGGGATGATATGGGGCGGGTGACATTGACGCCCAGCGATCAATTGTCTGATCGCGCCCGCCGGGCGGTTAAGAAGGTCAAGGTTACACCTAATCAGTTTGGCAATACAATTGAGGTTGAGATGCACGACAAGTTGTCGGCGTTGCGGCTATTGGCGAAGCATCGCGGGTTGTTAGAGCCGAATGCGAATGACCAAAAGCCGAGCATGATTGGTATTAACATTACTGGGCCGACCACCAAGATTGTCGAGATTGAGGGTGACGATGGGTAAGGTCATCGACATGAAAGATTATATTAGCGTTAGATTTTTTAAGCATGATATTGTTTGTGGCTATTGTAATCAACGCACTAGGGGTCGGGTATATGATGGCGGTGAGGCTATTGTTTGCACGGTGTGCAGCGGGCCTATGCTTGAACTGACTAGCGATGAGTATTGCGGAGAAACCACTATTATTTTTGATCCAGAGGCGTAAAATGGCGAGATCACCAAGAGCAACAGACAGATCACCCCGGCGTCGCAAGCAACCGACCACTGAGGCTTTGGCGGGGTTGAATTTAGATTTTTCGGAAAGCCCGACCGTATGGGAATTTTTGCAAGACGACAGTTTTGTGCGTGGGTTGATGGGGCCAGTGGGATCTGGCAAGACATTCGGTTCGTTAGCGGAAGTGATGTTGAGGGCTGTGAAGCAGGAGCCATCGCCGATAGATGGGATCAGATATACTCGATTTGCAGTAATCCGAAACAGCTACCCGGAGCTACGCACGACAACTATTAAGACGTGGCAAGAGTTATTTCCTGAGAATGTTTGGGGGCCGATGCGATGGTCGCCGCCTATTACGCATCACATCAAGCTGCCGCCGCGTGATGGCGCGGCTGGCCTTGATTGTGAGGTGATCTTTTTGGCGCTTGACCAACCTCGCGATGTTCGGAAATTGCTTTCCTTAGAATTGACCGGGGGTTTCATAGACGAGGCGCGTGAGTTGCCAAAGGCGGTGGTTGATGGATTAACATCGCGTGTTGGACGTTTTCCGACTAGGGCGAATGGTGGTTGCACTTGGCGCGGCGTGTGGATGAGTACCAACCCAATGGATAGTGACCACTGGTGGCACCAGTTAGCTGAGAAAAATCCTATTCGCGGAAAATACCCTTGGAAGTTTTACAAACAGCCCGGTGGCGTGGTTGAGGCAACCAAAGAGCATGAGGACGCTATATTTTCGGCTGATAAATACTGGATCAATAACCCGCAAGCTGAGAACGTAAATAATTTGCCGCCCGGCTATTACGAGCAGCAGTTGGCGGGCAAGACCATTGACTGGATACAATGCTATGCCGGGGCTAAATATGTTTATGTGCAGGACGGCAAGCCGGTCTGGCATGAGTTCGTTGACAGTATGATGTCGGCTGACGTGCATATCGAAGAGGGCTGGCCGGTTCACATTGGGCTTGACTTTGGTTTGACGCCTGCGGCTGTCTTTGGGCAGAAGATGCAGAATGGGCGGTGGCACGTTGTGCATGAGCTTGTTGCGTTTGATATGGGGCTTGAGAGGTTTTGCCATCATTTGCTGGCAGACATACAGCAGCACTTTCCGAAATCAGACGTGCTGATCTGGGGTGATCCGGCTGGTGTAAAGCGTGACGAGATATTTGAGGTGACTGCGTTTGAGCATTTGCGCACGATGGGGCTACACGCCCGGCCAACCAGCACCAACGATTTTATGGTTCGGCGTGAAGCTGGCGCTATGCCGATGAATAGGTTGATCGACGGCAAGCCAGGGTTGTTGGTTAACCGTTCTTGCGTCAAGACCCGCAAGTCTTTGGCTGGAGGTTATCACTTTAAACGTATGGCAGTAGGCGCTGGTCAGGAGAGGTTCCGCGATGTGCCTAATAAAAACCAGCACTCGCACGTTGGTGACGCATTTGGCTATCTAATGCTTGGCGCTGGTGAGGTGCGGAACATTACGCGCAACAGCCAGTTTAGCAATCAGTTCAAACAAGCCACAGCTAATATGGATTTTAGTATTTTCTAATGTGGCAAAAGGAAATAACCAACAATCGCCAGATCCAGATTGTGCCGTTTCACTGGGCGCACCCTTATGCGGCTGATTTGCGGGAACATGACAAGAAGGCTTTTGAGCATATCCCTAATTATCAAGAAATGTTAAAGGCGTTTCAAGCCGAGGGCGACGCTATTACGGCGATGTGGCGCGGCAGGATTGTCGCCTGCTTGGGTTGCAATGTTATGTGGCCGGGGGTTGCAGAGGCTTGGATGATAACATCTATAGAGTTTCCTAATATATCTACTACAGCGACAAGGGCAGCTATTAGATATTTCGATAAGGTTGCTATAAGGTATCAATTAAAACGATTGCAGATCACGGTTGATATGGAAAATGAGCTTGCGATGCGGTGGGCAAAGGTGTTAAAATTCACGCCAGAAGGGTTGCTGCGCAAATATGGGCCGGGCAATTCTGATCACATGATGTTCGCAAAGGTTTACGAATGACTAATCTTTTTAAAACACCAAAAATGCCGACGGCGCAGGAAGTTGCCCCAGAGGTGACTGCGGCGCAAAAAAGGCAAGAAGAGCGCCTTGAGGCGCAAGATCAGCAGCAGGCGCGGGCATTGGCGGCTCGGCGAAGGGTGCGCCGCACTGGCGGGATGAGAATGCTTTTATCTAAAGAGCGTGAAGCCCCACAAATGGGCGTTCAATCAACATTCGGCCCGATGCCATAGGAGGCAGCAGATGGCAGCATTAAGAGCCGTTATTGGTCGTGGTAAGAAAATGGGCGCTATTTCAGAAGTTCCCCCAGAGCCAGTTACCCCTGTGGCGGCGACACCAGAGCAACGCGCAGAAGCTGCTCGCGGCCGCGCCCGCAGAACAAGCCGCCGTGGGTTAATGACACCCGGAAGAACCCTTGGCGGCGGTTCGGATCAAGGCACAAGAACTACATTAGGGCCATAAACACAGCAATAAGGAAAGAAATATGGGTAAGAAAAAAGGTAAGGGTTACGGTAAGTAATGGAAAAGAAAAAAGAGGTTTGGGATAAAGACCGGCCAAAGGGCTTGGGCAAGCCAAAGGGTTTGACCCCAGCGCAAAAACGCAAGGCTATGCGAGCCGCGTCTAAAGCTGGTCGTCCATATCCTAACCTTGTCGATAACATGAGGGCAGCGCGTGGTTAGATCACCGGCTTGGACACGCAAGGCGGGTAAGAACCCGGAAGGCGGTCTTAATGAAAAAGGACGTGCATCTGCCAAAGCGCAGGGCATGAACCTAAAGCGCCCAGTTAAATCTGGTGACAATCCGCGCCGCGCATCATTCTTGGCGAGAATGGGTGGGATGCCGGGGCCAGAATTTAAGAACGGCGAGCCAACGCGCCTGCTCTTGTCACTACGCGCTTGGGGCGCGAGTTCCAAGGCAGACGCAAAAAAGAAGGCGGCAGCTATTAGCAAAAGGAACCAAGCCAGTGCGTAGTGTTGAGGAAATTTTAAAGCGTCACGATATTGCGCAGCGCCGCAAAGACAATTGGCGGCAGATCTACGAAGACTGCTATGAATTTGGCTTGCCGCAGCGCAATCTTTACGATGGCTATTATGAGGGTGGTGGCTCTCCGGGGCAAAACAAAATGGCTCGCGTGTTCGATAGCACGGCAATTAACGCAACGCAGCGGTTTGCCAATCGCATCCAGTCGGGGCTATTCCCACCTTATGCGCCGTGGTGCCGGTTAGAGCCGGGGCCAGAAATCCCAGAAGAGCGTAAGATTGAAGCGCAAATGGCGCTGGATATGTACAGCGACACAATGTTTAGTGTGCTGCGCCAATCTAACTTTGATTTGGCTATGGGTGAGTTCTTGCTAGATTTAGCAGTTGGCACGGCTTGTATGTTGATCCAGCCCGGCGATGAATTAAACCCCATCCGCTTTACTGCCGTGCCGCAGTATTTGGTTTCCATTGAAGAGGGCGCCCACGGCAGGGTCGATAATGTTTACCGGCGTATGCGTATGAAGGGCGAGGCTATTAGCCAGCATTGGCAGGATGCCGAAATCCCAGAGCGTATGCAGCGCATGATTGACGAGAAGCCAACCGAAGAAATCGAGCTTATTGAGGCGACACTGTATGAGCCTGAGATGGGCGAGTTCTGCTATCACGTCATTTGGCCGGAAGGCAAAGCCGAGCTATTAAAGCGTTACATGAAATCGTCGCCTTGGATTGTGGCGCGTTACATGAAAGTCGCTGGCGAGGTCTATGGTCGCGGGCCGTTGGTTACTGCAATCCCAGACATTAAAACGCTAAACAAGACGCTAGAGTTGCTGCTTAAAAATGCCAGCCTTTCAATCGCTGGTGTTTACACTGCCGCTGATGACGGCGTTTTAAACCCGCAGGCAATACGCATTGCGCCGGGTGCTATTATCCCGGTGGCGCGTAACGGTGGACCGCAGGGTGAGAGCTTACGTCAAATGCCGCGA